CAACTGCTCAAGAGTCAGAGGCTCAAGTGGTGAGCCATTGACAGCAGCAGTGATAAAAGCGTGTACCTCAGTCTGCAACGGGTTGTTGTAGGGGTACTCATACACCCCGGGGGTCAAGCGAATGGAAGGCTGCTCGTAGCGCCATGCAAGCGTACGCTCGCAAGTCTCAATCGCTGAATCACGAATATGTTGCTCTAAGATTGGCTGAGGGCAGCCCGGCACACTTGCCGCAAGGCGTGTAGCCAACGAGAGAAATGTGCGAGTACTCATGATGCGATTACCTGTTCATTAGGTAGACCCGCTTCTTCCGTGTCGGTCAGCGACCTAGCCTGTGCACTTACACCCAACGCTTGAGTAAAGGACTGCTGGAACAACTGGGCACGGTTAGAGTTCACATGCTCGTTGTCAACCGACTCAGCCAAGAACACAGTACCGTCAACCACAACGGGGAAGAACGCATCAGGCAGTAACTCTACTGTCTGACTACCAGTGTAATTGGGAGGGGTCTGTGCATATTCCCCGATAAGGACTTGTCCTGCGGGGGCTTTGGGGTAGATGAAGAACTTGTTGGGGTTGCGCACATGGCGCATCCAGTTAACAGCCGCAGCAGCGGTGTCGTTCATCCAGCCGGGGTATGTTTGGTCAAGCGAATTACGGTCAACCTCGGTTACACCCGCACCGTCTTTGACTTGGAAAATCTCGATGATGCGAAGGGAATCCGACGGAGGGGACTGAATGACAGTCCCAGCCGTGCAAGGAATCTCCCCGATATAGGCAAAGAGGTCAGGACGCAATACAGACATACGCTTCAGCGTTTGATTGGCAAAGCCCAACAACACCGCATCACTGTAGCGTTGCGGTGCGCTGATGTCTTGTATAAGGCGGCGGGCCTCTGTGACTACATCATTGAGTATCATTCGGGTAATCCCCTAGACGCTTCTGCGTTAAGTTCTGCATTGACAACAGGAGGCTCAACTGGAATTTCTTCCACAGGAGTTTCCAACTTCAGACCTGTCTTACGACCAGTTTGCTTCTTCGGAATGAACTTCTCAGGGAAGGCTTCTTCTTCAGTTACTTCCTCGACCATTGGGTTTTCAGCCAATAGCTCAGTGTAATCGTAAATGAAACCGTCTTTCTTGTTTCGCAGGTAACGTGCCATGCAACTCTCCTTACTTTTTTGCTGCTCTCATATTATCGACCAAGTTGGGGTATTTACGCCCCGCTTTCTTAGCCGCCGCTTTCGCCTTCGCTTTCTGCTCTGGCGTCAAAGGCTTCGATTTACCGAGTCCTTTAGGTCTTGGTTTGTCCCAAACTTCTTTCACCATTTCACCTTGTCCGCCCAGTATGCCGCAGACATTTTGCCTTTGGCAATGTTTTTCGCATGGCGGGCTTTAAATGATTTCTGACGAGCCGTCGCCTCTTTGTCGCCACTCACGCCCTGCTGCCCAAAGCGAATTGTCTTTACTTCAGTGCCGGACTTTGCCACAACAACATGGCTTTTAGTCGGATGCCCCGGAGTACGTTTAGGCTGGTTGTAACCAGATACCCCAGCCCGCTCTAGTCGAGAGTCTTTGGTAGCCATCACACCTCCTCGTAAATAACAGTTACAGTCGTATCGACTGCGGTAAACACAACGTAAATTCCATCATCGAACAAGATGCCGGGGTCTACAAACGGTATGCTGTCTGTGCCTTTACCATACACATCAAACTGATAGTGCACTTCTCCGCCAGTGGGGGCAGTTGTTCGGTCATAAAACTCAATCGCAGTATCGCTAGAGTTAGGATGGAACACAATTAGTTGCTTAAACAAAGCACGCTTACCAGTCACAAGACCAGATGCGGTCAGTTGTTTTGCTTTTAGATTCATCATATTCCCCTAGAAGAAGGGGGCCGAAGCCCCCATTCTTTATGCGCAGTCTTGTACCAAAGCCCAGATGCGAACCTTAGCAGCGTCAACGCTGGCAGAGTTCAACAAGAGGTCGATAGTGTCAGCAGCACTGTAGTACTTACCATTGGTGTAGCCAGCAACCGTGTTCGGTGCAGCTTCAGCCAAAGTAAGCGCCATAGCGCCAGACGCTACGCTGTTCAAGCTGATGTCATTCAAATAACCGTCAGTGTCAGAACCGTCACCCAAGTCGAAAGTTGCAGTAGCACCTTCGGCAGTAGTAACGTCGTAACCAACGCGCATCACCAGCGTCTTAGCTGGGATAGGCATGATTTCAATAACATCGCCAGATGCCAATGCAGCAGCACCAGCAGCAGCGCGAGCAGCAGCAATCGCAGCAAAGTCAAGAACAACTTCCATACGAGTAACTTTGTTCAAGCCCTCGGCACGGAATCCAGCAGAGCCTTTGTTAAAGCCCAAAGAGTCGGTAATAGTCGCCATTTCAAATCTCCTAAAAAGTTGCAATAGAGGGGCCGAAGCCCCTCATGGTTTATGCCAAAGTAACGATACCTTGAGCCAATGCTTCAGGTTTCACCACTTTGTAGCCATAAACTTGCAAGCCACGGATGACGTTACCGAAAGTAGACTCAGCACGCAAAGACTCCATCTCAGTCATTTGAGAGGCAAAAGTGAAGCCCATCTTGTGACCAGAAATGATGCTGAACTTGCCAGAAGTCACAGACAAGTTGTGGCTCATGTACACAGTAAAGCGGTCAATCATACCCAAGCGACCGTTACGCAACACAGACACGCTGTCGCCAGTCAAAGATGCGTCTTTCAGGTCAGACTTCTTAATCATGCCAGCCATCTTGGCAGGAATAATCAGGAAGCGGTCACCCTCAGGGCAGTTAGCTTCGTCAAGCACAGTGCCCATGTCTACGATGTAGTCAAGCACGTTAGTCTTGGTGATAGCAATTGGAGTACCAGTTGTGCCCAAGTCGATGTTGCCAGTGATACGACCAGCAGTTGCGCCTTTGTTCAAAGCAGAAATGTCTGGAAGAATGTCTGTCAGAACGCGTTGGTCAATCTTAATCTTCATACGCTCAGAAGCGTCTTTAGACCAAGTGTCCATCATGTTCACGTCAGACTGTACCTTGTCCACGTCGTCTTCGATACAAGCGAAGTACTCGCCTTTGTCGATAACCAACTGAATCTTTGGCTTATCAGGATTCTCAACGCTCAGGGTTTGGCCCTTAACGTAAGTCTTGATAGAGATTTCAGGAGTGGTACGGATGTTAACCGTGTCACCCATGCGGCGAATCTCGCCCTCATAGTTGGTGTTAGAAATTGCTGCGAGCACAGTGGCGTCGTAGAAATTCTCAATAAGTTTGCCAGACCAAATCTCTGGAATGAAGTTGCCCGAATAATTCGGACGACCAGCAGCTACGGGAAATCCCATGATATTACTCCTCTAATCAAGCGTTTACAGTTATGCGATTTTCTCGCTGTGCAGCGAAAATATCGCGTTCAATGCGGTCACGCTCTGCTTCGCGCCCTTTGTACTTACCTTGACGAACATCGTTGAAGAAGGTTTTGATGTCATCAGGGCTGTAGGTCTTGGCGTTTGTTCCTGTTGGGTTACCTGTGCTGCGCCCTTTACCGGGGGCAACTTGGCGTTCCAACTCGGAAGCAGACACATTCCGGCGGGTGTTTTGAGCAACATTGGCTTGTCCAGTAATCTCAAGCCAAGACTTAAAGAAACTACCAACTCGACGTACATCGAGGCTGCGCTGTGCATCCTCTAGGATGGTTTGACGACTGATACCCGACATTGGGTCAAACTCAAGAAGCCATGATTGGAACTCTGGGTCTTCGTTGATGTCTTTCCAGTTAGGGATGGCAGTAGCCAATTCCGACCAGAATTGCTGTTCGACAGTCATAGCCTGACGTTGTGCGAGGTTGTGAACCTGTGGCACGACGTTAACCTGCAACTGCTGAAGCATCCGCTCAATCTGCACAAGTTTCTGAGCAACAGGGATTAACTCCTCACGCGACACTTTACGCATCACGTCAAGCGATTCTCCATATTCCTCAACATCTTTCTCGGTAACAAGTGGGTCAACTTGCGTTTGCGCCATGTTACGTGCGGAAGACTGTTGTGCTGAGATGGTTGCCAGCAACTGCTCCATCTGCTGCAAACGACCTGAGAGTTCTTTGTTCTGGCTATGCAGACGTGGAACTTCGGCGTTGTACATGCCTTGGAGAGTACGGTATTTTTGGTTGAGATTTTCTTCTGAGCCTTTTTCTTCACCACTTGCGTGCTCAGCGCCGGGTGATTGAGTAGCACCGTTCGTGTCAGCGTTCGCGTCGGCGGTCGGAGTGCTGTTAGCAGCATCTGTTTTGGGCGGAGTTCCACCGTCGGCTTGAGGATTTTGTCCCTCGCCATTGGTTCCATCACCATTAAGTTGTGCGTACAGTTCTTGAACTGCCTCGGTCTGTTTACGAATTTGCTCTGGAAGTGCCATAGTGAAACGCTCCTATCGGTATGCGTGGATTAGACGGCGAGTCATATCATTGAGACTTTGCCGCTAGTTCAGGGGACTCTTTGGCGAGCTTGTAAATCTCGCCCAAAACTTGGCATCGCCCCTGCATCAATGCCGCGTTGTTTATCGCAGATGGTAGCTGCTCTAGCTCATGCGTACGCCATGCCTTCAACCAGTCCAGAATCTCTGGATGCTGACGCACAGCGATAGAAAGAGCCTTTACAACTGATGGGTCAGGACGTATCACGGCTGACCTCCACTACGATTCATGACTGTATTCGATTCCATTCCACCTTTGGGTGCTCCATCAGGTTGGAGTGCTGCTCCAGCGGGCTGCTGTGCAGCCTGTTGTGCTTGAGCTTGCTCCGCAGCCGCTGCTACGCGGGTCTGATAAGCGAGTTTGTCCCGAGATGGAATAAGTTCGTCCACAGGCATTTGCAACCCTTTAGCCACTTCACGAAGAATCGCGGCGCGGCCATCCCGACCCATAATCGACATGTCGATTTCATTGGCGGTTGCGTTGAGGAATTCGATGCGGCGCACGTTGACAGTCTCTTTGACAGCCAAGTTAACTGCGCCACGGGCCACGACTTGAACGTCGCCCTTGATAGATTCGTCCTCGTCATAGCGCATGTTGTACACGAACTGACGTTGGACAATGGGCTTAATCACATCACCGTCGATGTGACCAACCACCTGACGGATGCCTTTACCAGCAGCACCCATCAACATAGAAAGACCAGACGACGTGCGGCCTGCGCCTTGCACATCGGTGTTGCCGTACAGGTAGGCAGGGATACCAGAGTGGTCATCTGCCAGACGAGCAAACTTATCGTACACAGCTACCAACGTGTTGGCATTGTCTTCAGGCTGTGTAAAGCGTACAGCAGGTGCACTCGAACCCACAGGGTCGTTGGTCACTTGCCAAATCTTCCAAGGTGACATCTGTGTGATGTCCTCGTTCGGAGGAATACGCTCTAGGTTCACTTCGACCTGAGGGCCAGAAGCGATACCCATGTTGTTCACGAGAGCACGAGCCGCTGCGTTACAGACGTTCTGAATGTCTTCGATGATTTCAGGGATACCCTTACCCCAGAAAGCGCCGGGGCACTTGATGAACGAAGTCTTGCAGTAAGGCTTCTGACCCAGTGGGTCATA